ATCAAGCAACAACTTGCGGGCCACAGCCCTCGGATCAACAACCTGCATGTCAACCAAAGGCAACATCGCATCAGAGAACTGCAACGCGCTTTGACGACGCGACGACTCGTTCTGAGGAGACGTAGAACCCCCCTCAACCTCAAAATCGAAACGGCCAGCAATCGTGTCCTTGTCGTAATCCAACCAAATCGGACTAGCGTTAGTGCCCACAACCCTAATCACATGCTCACCAGTCATAAACTGTTGCATCAACTGGATAAGACGCTCACCCACCTGAGCTAAAACGTCCTCAACACGGGCCAACTTGTCAGCCGAACGAGCATTCGACTGATCTTGAATCATCGCCGCCTCGGTGGCAGTACGACGAATAGCAGTCTGACTGAAATCCGAGACACCCGTCACATCGTCAATGTCGCGGTCAATCACATCAGACATGTTGTAAGCGTCCGCGCTAATCGTGTGCGTCGGCATCAACTGGACCGCCTCAGCAAGACTGTACTGGGCGTTCACCTTAACAATCGTCCCGTCCTCATCGGACTCCAACGCCTCCCAAGCATCAGAGTCCAAAGCGTCCTCCATCGCAAGATACTTGCGTTGATTGCCGCGACGGTGCTGCATCTGCTCAGTACGAGTCTTATTCAACTCGTGCTGCAAAGCCTCAATGGACTCCAAATCACCCATCGGATAAAACTTGTCAGGAACATCATAATTACGCATCATCACATACGGATGACCAAACGAATAAGGCATCTGGACAGGAGCGATCAAAAAACCGTCCTCATAACCATCCAAAATGGTGCAAACAGTGTTTTCACGCAGATCGTAAAACTCCCACACCTCACAGAAACCCTTAGAGTTACCGTTCGGTGCAGGATTGTCAGCACTGTTGTCATTCAACCAGCGATCCCCGACCGTCCCCTTGGCTTTCGTGCGGTGAGAAGCAATATAACGGGAATCGACACGGACGTCAGCGACAGGACGGCGAACCCTCTGAGCAATCCAGCGGGCATCACTCAAACGTCGGGCATCAGGGTCAACAAACATGTCAAACATTGAAATGCGTTCAACAAACGCCCTTTCAACATCGTGATCATATTTTTCATGCTCCACGTTCCCAGGAGCGTCAGGGCGATCATCGACGCCGTCCTCCGTGGACGGATCTAACGGCTCGCCGTCCTCGGGAGGCGTTTTCACTTCCGCAGGCTTCACAAACTTGTAACCGACTTTCAACCATCCGTGACCGACAGTCAAACTGTCATCAACGACTAGACGAAACTCGGTTTTGTAACGGTACGTCCGCCACAGGTAGTTGAGAATTTCTTCAGTCAACAACGCCTGCGCAGCCTTATCGGGCTGCTGGGCTTGAACAATAAACTTGGGGTTTCGGACAGCGACCGAGGGGGCGATCACATTCTTCGCTTTGAACGCACGGTTGACAACCATCTGGTCGTCGGTAGACAGCCCAGTGTAATGGTTGCCTTCATAAAGGTTGATCATCCGTTCCCATTTGCCTTCGCGGTCGCCGTCCTGACGCCACTTTTTTGAACGGGTCAATTCGCCCTGGTACCGTTTAAGAACGTCTGCTCTGGATCGTCGCGCCATTTTCAGCCTGCCTTAAATCAATTCGGCCCGCTGGGGCACAAGTTCTACGTCGTTGCCTTTAGACCGTGCTTCCGCAATCATTCGGTCCTGGCCTTCCTTTACCGTCATTTTGTTGAACTGGCCGCGCGTGTACGACCCGCCGCCAACCCAATTAACCATCAAACCGTCCAGCTTGCATCGGTAACAAAACTTTCCCGAAGACTGCTCTTCCGTAAACTTTTTGCCGCATTCCGCACAATGTTTCATCACCTTTAGAACTTTTTGTCCCCCACAACACCATTAGCGGGCACGGACACGCGAATACTGTCCAATAAAAGTCTGTTTCTTGCGGTCAGAACGTTTATCGTCAGCAAACAGTTTCTCAACCATGAAGCCAGCCGTGCCAGGACCTGGCTTCGGCGGCTTCGGCTTATATTCAGGCAAATAACACCACTTCACCATCTGCACCGCAATAGCCAACGACATCACCCTGTCATCGTGCGGACTGCCATGCGTCTTGCCGTCCCCATCACGCACATAAGTACGCATCTCAGCAATCGTCGCCTCGGAAGACAAAACAATATCGTTCTCACGGATCGCCTGGTTCAACTCGTCAATCATCAACGGCTTAGTCGAACGATTAGTGTTAAACCCAAACACGTCCGTCTTCTGCACCTTGCGAACATTCAGCTTCCCTCGCGCACGATACAAATTCGGGTACTTCACCCGCTGCAACGCAGTGACCGTCGTCAAACCATGGTTGTTGTTTTCCACACCCAACAAAGCGGTGTTGTAATAGCGGCCCAACAAATTCAAAACATGCGACCCAAACAAGTCAGGGTCACCCTTCCCCCACCACTCGGCAACAACCACACCGCCCTTCACGTCAATAACTTGCGCACACGAATAATCGCCATGCTCCAACCCCATCGCGACGTCAGCACCAACGACATACACGTTTTCGGGTTTCGGATGCGCCCAAATAGCAAGATTGCCGCCATCCGCCTCCCACTCAATTTCGCCCTCAAAATCCTTAAGCAAACGGCCACGCTCAGGCTCCGTCGTGTTCATGTCACGCAACGCCTGCAAATCAAAAACAGGACGACCCGACTTCAAAAACGCTTCATCCTCGTCCTGCGGATACTCTTGCGCCCGCTGCCACTCAGGCAGCTCAGCACACTTCTGATCAAACCAGGCTTGATCACGATCCGACGCATGCCAAGGAAAAAAGATCCCTTTAAACTGGTTGGTGCGCGCCCTCGCCCCAGACCACAACTTGTGAAACAAATTGCCTTCACCGTTCGCGGTCGAAAGCATAATGCACGACCCGCCAACATCAACAACAGGTTCAATCGACGCCCAAGCCTCATCCGAATTTTGCAGAAACGCAATCTCGTCAACAACAATCAAAAAAGCCGTCGAACCACGGGCAGGGTCGTTAGCAGACGGCATCGACTCCAACGCCGACGCATTCGACATCTCACACTTCGTTTGTGTGAACGACAAAACAGGCCCGAGATGGCGAAGCCAATCGGGCATGTTGTTGTACAAATATTTGGAGTGCGACAACAGTTTCGATGCCTCCCGTTCAGTACGGGACAGCATGATGACGTGACGGTCGGAGTAAAAGAACGTCAACCAAAACGAAAATATGGATACGAGTGTTGAGAACCCGATCTGTCGGGCCTTCAACACAATGCTGTAGCGTTCTTCTAGCCAACACTCAACGGTTTCCCGTTGAGCGTCACGCAAAATGAATGGGATGCGGCCTTCGGAGGGGTGTTTGATGTGCCCAAAGTTTTCGCAAAAAAACAGGAACCCTGCCAGCTTCTCTTGGGTTGTTGCCGTTTCCCAATCGGGGGCAATCTTTCTGAGAATGATTGCCATTTCGATGTCTTGTTGAGAGAACTCCCCAATGGAGGTGTGGGCGTTCACAGACGGGGCGGTTGTGTTACTCATCGCCTATAGGCGTGTTTGTCCCTCTAACGTTTCGATGCGTGCCTCTAATGCGTCGATGCGGTCCAACGAATCAGTGAGGCGACGAGACAACGCACCGACCGCACCAAGGGCCGTTGCCGCTACCTGCTCCAGCTTGATACCTGTAGCTTCACCGTGCTCATCGAACACGACCTGCTGGGGTGCGACTTCGCCCCACCACTCAGCGATACCGCCCCACTCGGAACGATGGTTAACAATGATCGGGCAAGGGTTCTCGGGGGTGCCGTCACAAAGGTCCAGAGCGCAGTCATGGTCCGCTGATTCATAGTCCGCAGTATCGGCTGGAGGTAGCTCTTCTCCTGCCTCCAGTAGTGCCGCTTGACGTACTGCTGCCTCTGGCTTGATACGCACCGAGAGGGGACCAACCTGCCTATCAAACTCAGCCATTAGCCACTTCTCAGCCAACGAGATGACGGCATCATCTTGGACCGTCTTGATATTGCGCTTGAGCGTTGACGCTGAGGGGATGACTACGCCCTTAGCGAATACGTCAATGAAGGCAGAGTTGGCGCTGTTGGTGAACCCAATCCCTTCGCCTCCTGGACCGTGGACTCGCATCATGGGGGCGACCCCTGGTCGTTGCGCCCAAATCGCAATGCCTACAACGTTATTGCTGGAGTCGTTACCGCTGGCGGTTTCTGACATCACACGCAGTTGCATGTCGCCCCACGTCTTATTGGAATCGCCCCTGTTCGGCCCGCAGACTTCCGTGCCCGTGGAGCCTGTACTCATTCGACGTTTGCCGCCCGCTGCAAAGCCGATCTGGTCGGTGTTGTAACGGTACATTCCCGTATTGGCGTCAGATTGGAAAGAGTAGGCGGGTAACGCCGCTGTGCCGTCGACGTTGTTGATCTTGACGCTTGTACGGACGTAATCCTTGTAGCACAGCAACTTCCAACCACCCTGGAAAGTCAGCCCGAGATAGCTGGAGTTGTAGTACATCCCTGAACTGGTCGAACTAGCGAACCGAAACCCTGGCGTGGCAGAAGCGCCATTGTGGGCTGTGATGTAGTTGCCGTCGATCACTTTTGCTCTAAAGTTCGCTGGCGTCATGTACCGCACGAACGAGTCAGAGCCGCCGCTGTTCGTGTAAATACGGGACGGCTCGTTCGTCGTCGCTCCCGACGTAGTGTTGATCCACCCGAAATATGTGTACCCGTTGCTACCTGACCGCACGATCTGAGCACCAGACGGAGGGACAGCCTCACCAGCAAGACCGAGGCCACCAACTTCGTTGTGCGTGTGACTTGTCGGTGCGTAATCGTGATCGTGTTCGCCAGCATCGTCGCCGCTTGGCCCAGTCAAATTCACATACAAATTCGTCCACGAACCGTCGTTGCGTTTAACATGCACCCAGCCGTCAGTGCCGTCCAAATAGTAGTCGCCAGGCTCACCGAGCGTCGGGGCAGGTGCGCCTGATCCGACGTGCCACATGTTGCCATCTACACCTGGCTGGCCGTCTTCGCCGTCCACGCCAGGCTGACCGTCAGCGCCACCGCCTGCTGTCCGTTCAATCGTTCCGTCAGCGTTTTTGATCCACAAACCCATCAGTTGCCCTTCAGTTCTTTAATGTCAGCGGACAGTTCTTTGACCTTCAACAACAACGCTGTGACTACTTCGTTGACCGTTAAGCCTTCAACGCCAGCTTCTTCGGGTGCTGGCATGGTGGAAACCTCCGCACGCTCCAACACGTCCCGAGTGTCGATGCCGTCAGCAATGTTGAACGTTTTGGGTGCGGCCTGGAACGTCGTGTGCTTGACGGTGCCGCTAGTGGTCACATACAAGTTCGGTGCATTAGTAGACGGGTCGGTTCTGGCATTAGGCACCTGAACCGCCCCGTTAACCTGTAGGTCGCCGTAAGCGGTTGCCTTCTCGGTACCTATCTGAAATCGGTACTCGCCGTCAGTAGTGAACCTGATCCACTGGGACGCAATGCTACCGAACATCCCCATTGCCTTGTCTGGCCCTATCTGGAACGCTGGGGCGTCTTTGCCGCCACCATCAGTTGCTTTTATTTGCCCGTCAACCTGTAGGTCGTTGTTGACGACCACCTCAGTTTCCTTAATACCTAACCTCTGAGCGCCAGACACACCGAACCGCATGTAGTTGTTCTGGACTGAACTGTAAATACCCATGCCGTCAAGACCATTGAACCCGATAGCAGAATTTGTTGCACCGCCGCCAGATTTGACAATGATCTTGCCGTCAACCTGTAGGTCGCCCGTCAAAGTGCCACCCTCTAATGGCAAATAGTCGTGATCGTGCGGGCCAGCATCACCGCCGCCATCCTCCAAACCGTCATACAACAACTGACCCACAGCCCAACCCTCGGGCGGGCTGTCAGGGTCACCAATCAAAACATGCTCACCATCGAAATCGCTGCCCTCAACCTCCACCCAGCCTTCGTCCTGACGGGCATACTGCAAACCATCAACAGGAGCTTCCTCAACCACCCCATCTTTGCCGTCAGCACCATCTTTGCCATCGACGCCATCCTTGCCATCAGCGCCATCAGCGCCAGGCAAACCGTCCTCACCATCTACGCCATCGACACCAGGTAAACCGTCCTCCCCATCCTTGCCATCAGTGCCATTAATGCCATCGACGCCATCGGCACCATCGGCCCCATCGGCCCCATCCTCCCCAGGAGGACCCGCAGGACCACGAACACCCTGCTGACCCTCAGGCCCAGGAGGCCCAGGAGGCCCAGGAGGAACAATAATCACCTGATCATCACCATCAGCAACCACATCAGCCTTCAAACGCAAACGCCGATCCAAATCATCCACCGCCCGACGAGCAGCAGGATCATTCGAAGAAGGATTATAAGGCTTCCCAGGAACATGACCGCCAACAGCCACAATCAGCCCTCCCGCTCAGCAAACTCCGCAGGCACAGTGTCAGGCACAGCCTGCTTCACCGCCTCATTCAACAAACCCTGCAAAACCTCAGCCGACAACCCCAAATCATGCAACTCGCCAACAGAAGCCCTCTTAGACCGACCATCAGGCTTCGGCACAACAACACCAGCCATCTTCGCCCAAACAGTCGCCGCAGCCGTCTGCTTCACAGACTCACCATCAATCGCCTGCTCAAACAACGCATCCATCACCTGCTTAATCCGCTCAGGCTCCCCACCAGCCTGAATCGCCAACTCACGACGACGAGCCTGCACATCATCACGCGCAGCCCAATCACGCACCGTCCGAGCAGACACACCCAAAGACTCAGCCAACTCCAACTGAGTCCGAGGCTGTTGCGTGCCCGAAGGACGCGCAACAAGCCAATCCACCAAAATTGCGTGCCTATCATCAGAAAGTTGTGTCGCCATACATATTGAACCTTTTGTCCCCCAACACTTGCGCACGCAACTATTGCAGACGACGAGGGACAAACTTTCTTAAGAGGTACAGAACGAAAAACTTTAGATCCTCCAACACAGCGTTGGACGTCAACCCCCACGGCGTGACCAAGGGGATGGACATCGACCACGGTAAGGCCCGTGCAGTCCAGGGGTGCAAAACCCCCCCGACTCACCCTCGGTGGCTTCCGTCAAATGGACAACTGACCCCATGTCCAACCACAAGCCTCACAGGCAGCCGAACGACATGAACCCACAGCCAAGGTGACTGTGAACGCCAACCATCCAAAACAAACAACAACGTCCACTGGCTTGAGACGTAAAACCCGCTGGGGGGGGAAAACTTCTAACAGAAAACACAAGAGGGGGGAGCGGGATGCGGACATCAGGTAGCAGCACGCTCCCCCCGACGCTCACTACGTTCGCTCTACAACCGACCCTGACCTACCGCTCCGCTCACGGTCAGAATCGTATGGGCGATCACACCGCCGAGGCTAACCAAGCCGAGGCGGACCCGTCCCCCACCAGATTTCTGCCCACACCCCCAGTGGCGTTCACAAACCCACAACCCGAGAAACAAAAAATAGCCCCCAAAAACTTTTTTACCTCAAATTTTTTCACCCAACAACACCCGCCCCCACCCCCCCCGCCCGGGC